ACCAGCATTATCTGTTCCATTAATTTGTAATTTTGCTGTTGTAGTACCTGTAACTGCTGTTGAACTAGCAACTAATAAACGACCTGAAGAATCAATACGCATCCTTTCACTGGGCGAATCACCAGTGCCTGTTCCAAAAGATAGATAAGCTGCACCTGATGTATTTGCTCCCGCTGCTTGAATAAAAGCATTAACACCAGCACCTCCACTATCTTGAGTTTCAAATTCAATTTTTCCTATTACTTCATTAGTAGATAATCCTGCATCTGGATTTTCTAACCTAAGAACAGCTGTTCCACCTGCTCCTGAAATATGAGTTATAGTATCAGGACTTGTAGTTCCCACGCCAACATTTCCTGAAGCATCTATACGCATAGCTTCTGTATTATTAGTATCTATAATTAATGGGTGATTGCTTCGTGCGCCAATATGAACATCTGAATTTTGAGCATAGAACTGTAGTTCACAATCATTAGTTGTGTCTTTGATTCTAACAGTCGGACTTGATGCATCTACAATATTTAATTTACAAGCAGGACTATCAGTACCTATACCAACATTTCCTGAAGAATCAATTCTCATTCTTTCAGCTACACTTCCACTATTAGGATTAGTTTTAAAAGCTATTGTTGAGCCACTTGAAAAAAAGTTTTCTATAGATAAATTACTACCTTCTGGTTTAAAGTCTACTTGTTGTGAAGATGCTGAATTTAAAATTCTAATACCAGTATCGTCTATAACTTGTAATTTTGCACCAGGACTTGAAGTTCCTATACCAACTCTTGAATTACTATCTACTACTAAAGTATTACCAGCAGCTCCTGTTTCTACTATAAAAGAATTTGTACTAGCGACTACATCAAAAATAGTAAAACTACCATTATCATTAGCTCCTATATTCCAACCATTATTATCTTTTGGTTTAAACAACATTCTAGCGTTGCCATCTGTATGAGTAGCTTCTAATTGAGCTATAACATTTTGACCTGCTTCCACATGAAAAGGCACATCAGGACTTGTAGTACCAATACCAACACGACCTGCAGAAGTAATACGCATCCTTTCTGTATCGTTGGTAACTAAGGATATAGCAGCAGCGTCTTGTGTTTTTATACTTAAGTTACCTGTACCTCTGTGCAAAATACTTGTAGTTGTATTAGCTCCACCACTAGCCCTTATAAACCTAGCTCCGTAGTCGGTATAAGTTGTATCACCTACTAAGTCTAAAAACGCATTACCACTATCCGTTCTATTAGGACCTATTTCAAGTGATGCACCATCTGTACCTAAACCACTACCTATAGTATGAGAAGTACCAGTAGTAATAAAACCATTTAAAAAAGAAGCTTTACCAGCATCTGACATATCAAGGGTAAGGGCTGTTATTGTAGAACCACCATCGTTACCTCTAAATACTATGTCTTTATCAGA